ACATTCAGGCAGAACCTCATATCTACTATGAATTGAAAGACGCATTTCAATTTGAGGTTCCAAACGCAAAGTTTTCTCCTGCCTATAAGAATAAGTGGTGGGACGGATTCATCTATTTGTTTAATGTAGATACAAGAGAAATCTATATTGGTCTTTTAGATAGAGTAATTCAGTTCTGTAGGGATCATAATTATACCTATGAATTCACGGACAATAAGTTCTATGGTCTTCCTTTTGAGATAAATGAGAACATCTCAAAGGAAGGTGTGAAGGATTATATGACAGCGATTAGCAGACATTCTCCTCGTGATTATCAGGTTGAGGGAGTATATGATGCCTTAAGGCATAATCGAAAGTTATTAATATCTCCAACTGCTTCTGGAAAGTCGTTAATGATATACTCTATTGTAAGATATTATGTTGAGAAAGAACAAAATACTCTAATAGTTGTTCCAACCACTTCTCTCGTGGAGCAAATGTATAAAGATTTTGCGGATTATGGATGGGATGTTGGTTCATACTGTCATAAAATCTACGCAGGAAAAGAAAGAGAAACTGATTCTCAAGTCATTATTACTACTTGGCAGTCCATTTATAAACTTCCAAAACAATACTTTTCCAGATTTAATGTAGTCGTTGGAGATGAGGCACATCAATTTAAGTCCAAGTCATTAATATCCATAATGACTAAACTTTGTGATGCTAAGTATCGTTTTGGATTTACAGGGACACTTGATGGTTCTCAAACTCACAAGTGGGTTCTTGAGGGTCTCTTTGGCCCTTCATATAAGATTATCAAAACAGATGAACTGATGCAGAAAGGTCATCTTGCTAAATTAGACATTAAGGTTCTTCTACTGAAGCACCCACCACATCGATTTGAGATATTTGAGGATGAGGTTCAATATATCATCAATCACCAAAAGAGAAATAACTTTATAAAAAATCTAACACTAGACTTAAAGGGAAATACTCTTGTTCTTTTCGCTAGAGTAGAAGGGCACGGGCAACCACTTTACGAATCAATAAATAACAATATTAGTGATGACCGTAAAGTGTTCTTTATACATGGTGGCGTAAATACTGATGAAAGAGAATTAGTTAGAGAAATTACCGAGAGAGAGAATAATGCTATCATCGTTGCTTCTTATGGCACCTTTTCTACTGGTATTAATATTAGAAATCTTCATAATGTTATATTTGCTTCCCCTAGCAAATCAAGAATACGAAATCTTCAATCAATTGGAAGAGTTCTCAGAAAAGGAGAAAATAAAGTAAAGGCAACTCTATATGACATCGCTGATGATATTAGTTATAAGTCAAGAAAAAATTATACACTCAATCACCTAATTGAAAGAATTAAAATATACTCAGAAGAAAACTTTAACTATGAAATTATAAACATACCTCTAAAAAACTAATGGAAAAAGAGTTTTATTGTATAATTAAATTAGTCTCTTCAGAAGAAATACTGTCTCTTGTTTCCGTAGATGAGAATGATGGAGACCCTATTGTAATATTACAAAAACCAGTAGTTATGAAAATGCTTGATACTCCAACTCATGAGACATATGTTAAAATGAAACCTTGGATGGAGATTGCTGATGATGATATTTTTTTTATTAAATTAGATAAAGTAATCACCATGACTGAAACTAAAAATAAAAGAATTATTGATTTGTATGATTATTATGTAAATAACTCTACCGAAGAATATCAACCAGGAGGTAAAGTTTCATTAGATTCTAATATGGGATATATTGATTCAGTCAAAGATGCTCGTAATAAGTTAGAAAAGATGTACAGGAACAATCAAAATCCCATATGAAATTTTAATGTCTTTAAGCTTACTTACACCTTACTTTCAAACGGAACAAACCTATTCTACAGACATTTTCCATACTTGTCAAGCCTTGTAAATCTCTCAAGAATGTGATAGAATAAACATAACTTATTAAAGATACATTTCATGCCAAAGAAGAACTCTGAACATTATGTGAATAATAGAGAGTTATTAGACGCTATTATTGTTTATCGTAATAAGGTAAAGCAGGCTGCTCAAGAATATTATGAAAAATATAATGAGTATCCTCCAAAATCTAAATCATGGGAAGGAAAACCACTTATTCCAAATTATATTGGAGAATGTTTTCTTAAGATAGCAACTCACTTATCATATAAACCAAACTTTGTAAATTATATGTTTAGAGAGGATATGATTTCTGATGGAATAGAAAACTCCGTTCAATACATTCATAATTTTGACCCAGAGAAATCCACTAATCCCTTTGCGTATTTTACTCAAATTATACATTATGCCTTTTTGAGAAGAATACAAAAGGAAAAAAGACAATTAGAAATAAAAACTAAGATTATTGAAAAAACTGGGTTTGATGAGGTTATGACTGTAGATGATGGATTACTTTCTGGAAATAATTCAGAGTTTAACAGTATGAAAGATGCCATTCAGTATAGAAACGGAAATCGATGACACGTATAGCTTGCCTGACGGACACCCACTGGTCGGCCAGAAAATCCTCAAGACATCTTCACGATTATTTTGAGTTATTCTATAAGAATATTTTCTTTCCCACTTTAGAAGAACAGGGAGTAGAAATAGTCGTTCATATGGGAGATGCTTTTGATAATCGCAAAAGTATTGATTTCTGGGGATTGGATTGGACCAGAAGAGTTGTATTAGAACCTCTTCGTAAGTATGAGACTCATATGATTGTGGGTAATCATGATATATTTCTTCGTAATTCCACAGAAATAAACGCACCAGAACTTCTTCTCAAGGACTATCCAAATATCAAAACCTATAGTTCTCCAACAAATACAAAAGTTGGTGGAATTGATATGACCTTTATTCCGTGGATTTGTAGTGAAAACTATGATGAAACATTAAAAGTCATAAAGAAGTCCAAGGCAAAGATTGCGATGGGGCACTTGGAACTACAGGGATTTCGTGTAAATAAACATCTTATAATGGAGGAACATGGACTGGACCCGAATATTTTTACAAAGTTCCAAAAGGTATTTTCGGGTCATTACCATACTCGTTCTGATAATGGACGCATCTTCTATCTTGGTAATCCTTATGAAATGTACTGGACGGATGTAAATGATACTCGTGGATTTCATATCTTTGATACTGAAACCTTAGAGCACACTCCAATTAATAATCCTTATAAATTATTCTATAACATTTATTATGAAGACACTCCACATCAAATGTTTGATGTCACGGAGTATGCGAATAAAATTGTTAAGGTAATTGTCCGTAAAAAATCAAAACAAAAGGAGTTTGATAAGTTTATTGACAAACTCTATAAGGTTGGTATTCAGGACTTAAAAATTGTTGAAAACTTTGACATTCAGGAAAACGAAGAGTTTGTAATTGATGAAGAAGAGAATACTATTTCAATTCTAAATCGTTATATTGACGAATCGGAATGTAATTTTGATAAGAATGTCATTAAAGGCATATTTCAAGATTTATATCAGCAATCTTGCGAAATCGAGTAAAATGTTTCTTCTTACACTTAAAGATCGAAGAGATGACGGAGCATATGCCGTTCAGGATAGATACGGAGAAAAGGTCTTATTTCTCTTTGAGGAAGAAGATGATGCCACTCGTTATGCTATGATGCTTGAGTATGATGAAGATTATGAGAAAGAGATGGATGTGGTAGAAGTTGATGATGAACTGGCGATAAAGACTTGTAAAACTTACAATTACAAGTATACTGTAATTACTCCTGATGATATTGTAATTCCTCCTAAAAATGATAGTATTTCATAAAATTAGATATAAGAACTTTCTTTCATCACCCAATCAATTTACAGAAATTGATTTTGAGAAGAATCAAACAAATATAATTGTGGGAGCAAATGGAAATGGAAAAAGTTCAGTAATAGACGCTCTTACATTTGTCCTTTTTAATAAAGCATTTCGTAAAATTAATAAGAATCAACTTATCAATACGACTAATGAAAAAGATTGTTTAGTCGAAATTGAGTTTTCTGTAAATAATCGTGAATATCTGGTAAGGCGTGGAATTAAACCAAATATTTTTGATATTGAAGTGAATGGTTCTCCTCTTCATAAGGAATCTGATGACCGGTTGAATCAAAAAGTATTAGAAGAGAATATCCTTAAATTAAACTATAGAAGTTTTACTCAAATTGTAATTCTGGGTAGTAGCACTTTTGTTCCTTTTATGCAACTTACAACGGCACATCGTCGTGAGGTGATTGAGGACCTTTTGGATATAAGAATATTTTCCGTGATGAATACTATCATTAAGGAAAAAATACGCTCTAAAAAAGATGAAATAAAATCTCTTGAATTGAGGAAACAAAATCTCGATGATAAGGTCATCATGCAGAAGAGATTTATTGACGAACTTGAGAATCGTGGTAATGCCAATATAAATGCCAATAAAGAAAAGATTACCAAGTTAGATGCCGAGGTTGGTATTCATATGATTGCGAATGCTAGAATTGAGGAGGATATTTTTAAGTATTGTAAAGAACAGGAAGAGGTGAGTGGTGCCTCCGAAAAGTTAGTGAAACTTAACAATCTCAAAGGTAAAATCTCTCAAAAAGTATCGATGATTACTAAAGAGCATAAGTTTTTCTCACAAAATACGGTTTGTCCCACCTGTACTCAAACCATAGAAGAGGAGTTTAGATTAAATAGAATTGACGACTCTCAAAATAAGGCAAAAGAACTCCAAAAGGGTTTTCAGGAACTTGAGGAGACTATGAAATATGAGGAAGAAAGAGAGCGTCAATTTATCGCTTTATCTAAGGAGATTACAAAACTCAACCATGACATTTCTCAAAACAATACTCGCATTTCTATCAATCAGAGACAAATACGAGACCTTGAATCTGAAATTCAAACTCTTACCGAACAACTTAAAAATAGAAATACTGAACATGAGAAGTTAGAAGAGTTTAGAGAAAATCTCCAAAAAACATATGATGACCTTTCGAGTAAAAAAGAAGAAATCGTTCATTATGATTTTGCCTACTCTCTTCTCAAAGATGATGGAGTAAAAACAAAGATTATTAAAAAGTATCTTCCCTTTATTAATCAACAGGTAAATCGATACTTACAGATGATGGATTTTTATATTAATTTTCATCTTGATAGTGAGTTTAATGAGTCCATAAAGTCACCCATTCACGAAGACTTTTCTTATAGTTCTTTTAGTGAAGGAGAAAAGGCAAAAATTAATCTTGCGATTGTTTTTGCCTGGCGTGAGGTTGCCCGATTAAAAAACTCCAGCAATACGAACTTATTGATTTTTGATGAGATTTTTGATTCTTCTCTGGATGAGTTTGGAACCGATAGTTTTCTTAAGATTATTCGTTATGTAATTAAGGGTGCGAATATTTTTGTCATTTCTCATAAGGACGGAATACAGGATAAGTTTGATCGTATCATTAAGTTTGAGAAAAAAAATGGATTTTCCTATAAGACAGAAGCATAGGACACTTTCTCAACTGGACCTCTTGACAACTGTGATTATAGATAGTATTGTGTTCTCATAAGCACAAGACCGATGAAACTTCCAAACTGGCAGCATCATTCCAAGAAGGAGCAAAAGCGGAAACTCAAACCGCAGGCACTCCGTCAAGCAAAGGCAAGACTCAAAGCCTTTAAGAAGAAACACTCTCCGGAGTGTTTTTTTTTTTATAAATAATTAAAAAGTTTTGG